ATAAAAAAATAAGAGGAAGTAAATACACAAAATTAATAAAATCTCATGATTTTTTGGAAAAACGGTAAATTTTGCATTATAATGTGAATATAGCCGTTTTTCTGTTTCAAAAAGAAACAAAAAAAGCGAAAAGTGTTCCACGTGGAACATTTCAGAATGGAGGAGGAACAATTCAATGAAGTTAAAAGTAGATTACATTCCTATTGAGCAGCTAAAAGTATACGAAAAGAATGCAAAGATTCACACACCTGAACAGATTGAGCAAATTAAAAATTCAATTCGGGAATTCGGCATGAATGACCCTATTGGCATCTGGGGAAAAGACAATCTAATTGTTGAAGGTCATGGACGGTTACAGGCTTGCAAGGAATTAGGTATGAAAGAAGTTCCAGTTATTCGTTTAGATGATCTTACAGACGAACAAAGAAGAGCATATACGCTTGTCCACAATCAAACCACAATGAACACTGGATTCAACATGGATATTCTTAGCGAGGAGTTAGACAACATTGACATTGATATGTCAGAACTTGGATTTCCAGATAACGAGGAAGTAAATCTCGATGACTTCTTCACCGAAGCGGAAGAGTCAAAGAAAGAGGAGAAAGAAACAGATACTATCACATGTCCTTACTGTCACAAGCAGTTCATCAAGGAGTAGGGGCATGAAGATATTCATGGCTGGTACGTATGCACATAAATATGTTGTAGAAGAACACAAAAATGATTATATCTTAGAAAGCTTTTACTCAATAAAAGAGTGGCAGATTCCGTATATCAAGGAATGCAAAATGTTCTTGCTTGATAGCGGGGCGTTTACGTTCATGAACAGTAACAAAGGAAAAATAGATTTCAATCAGTATCTAAAGGACTACATAAATTTCATAAACAAGTATGATATAAAGTATTTCTTTGAACTTGATATAGACAGTATCGTAGGGCATGAAAAAGTAAAAGAAATGCGGACAGTGCTTGAAAAAGGGACTGGAAAAAAGTGTATTCCAGTTTGGCACAAATCAAGAGGACTTGAGGAATGGCGCAAGCTAACTAAAGAGTATGATTATGTTGCGATCGGTGGAATTGTGACTAAAGAAATAAAACGCAAGGAGTACAAATATTTTAGCCCAATGTTAAGCATAGCAAAAGAAAATGGATGCAAAGTTCATGGACTTGGATTTACAAATCTGAAAGCGTTAAAAAGATACCATTTTTATTCAGTGGATAGCACACCATGGCTAAGCGGTTCAAAATTTGGAACGTTATACATGTTTCAAGATGGCACATTGAAAAGTATAAGACATAAGGACCAAAGGATAAGGAACTACATAGAAGGTAATCATCACAATATTGAAGAATGGTTAAAGTTTCAAAAGATTGAAACATTATGAATTTGACTTATCAAGTATCATGCAGTATTCAAACTGCTCGTTACTGGAACGATCTACAAAAGAAATAAAGCATGAATCATATGCCGAGCAAATTGCCAAAAACGGAGAAGGAAAGGTTGAAACTTACGTTCCTTTCAGAAATGGGCTTATTCTTAGCACGGTTGCAAGTCTAGCTCAATCACTATATGAAGATGAAGAATGTGAAATATATCTAGGAGCACATGCGGATGACTCAGCTGGAAATGCTTATGCAGATTGTAGCAAAGAGTTTACCGACACGATGGGTAAAGCTATCAATATTGGGACTTATGGGCTTGTTCATGTCGTCGCTCCATTGGTTGAGCTAAACAAAACGGGCGTAGTAAAATTGGGTCTTGAATTAGGAACTCCTTATGATCTTACATGGTCATGCTATGAAGGCGGAGAAAAACAGTGTGGAAAATGCGGAACTTGCATTGATAGAAAGAAAGCGTTTGAAGCAAACGGGGTAAAAGACCCAGTTGAATACGAAGAATAAGGAGGAAAAGAAAATGTATTACGTAAGTAAGCGAATGGAAATTGCAGGAGCTCATAATCTTAAATTGGACTATGAAAGCAAGTGCTCAAATATTCACGGTCACAATTGGATTGTCACAATATATCTAAAAAGCGAAGAACTAGATCATAATGGAATGGTTATGGACTTCACTGAAATTAAAAAAAGAATCCACAACAAGCTAGACCACCAATATATTAACAACATCATTGGAGAAATAAATCCTACAGCAGAAAATATGGCTAAATGGATTCACGATGAAATTGGTGATAAGTGTTACAAGGTATCTGTCCAAGAAAGTGAGGGGAACATTGCTATTTATGAAGATGAAAGTAAATGAGATCTTTTCTAGTATTGACGGTGAGGGGATTACAACTGGTGCCCTTGCAACATTTATAAGATTGACAGGTTGTAACTTGAGATGTTCGTATTGTGACACCGCATACGCTTTTAATGAAGGAAACGAAATGGATATTGATGATATTATCAAAAAGTGTCACAAATTAGGCAATAGGCGTATTACGTTAACTGGTGGTGAACCACTATTTCAAGAAAATTCAATGATCCTTCTTAAAAAATTGATTGATGAAGGATTTCACGTAAATCTTGAGACAAATGGCTCTATTAGTGTACCGTCTGATATAGCACAAGGGCTTACAATTACGATGGACTGGAAGACACCAACAAGTATAATGCACGGACATATGAAATATGAAAACTTATGTCTTCTCAAGGAAAGTGACTGTCTAAAGATTGTATGCTCAGAAATTGATTTTCCGTATGTGAAAAATCTGCTCATGACATACAGGCCAAAATGCTACGTATATCTATCACCAATATTCGGTAAGTGTGATGCAAGAAACTTAGTCAGCTTCCTTAAAGAACTACATAACGACGGTTTAGATACCGAGAAATATAGAGTACAGATACAGTTGCATAAAGTTATTTGGGACCCGCAGAAAAGAGGAGTATGACATGAATAAATTTGATGAAGAAAAATGTGAGAAAGCTGTCCGACTTCTTGTTGAAAGTTTTGGAGAAGATGTAAACAGAGAAGGACTAATTGAGACACCTAGAAGGGTTGTGAAATACTGGAAAGAACTTTTGGAAGGAAACAACTACACTAATGCAGAAATTGCGAACATGTATGATAAGAAATTTACAGTTCCATCTGATGCTTTGGTCGTCAAAGAAGTAAAAAATGTATTTAGCCATTGTGAGCACCACTTGGCGTTGATGTACAACATGACAGTAACGGTTGCTTACGTTCCTAAAGAAGTTGAAGATAGATACCAAGTTATTGGACTGAGCAAGATTCCTAGAATTGTGAATTTGTGTGCCAAAAGATTACAGCTACAGGAAAGACTAGCACAGGATATTTCTGAATGTCTTTCGATGGCAACAGGTAGCGAAAGCGTCTATGTTAATATCAAAGCAGACCATGCTTGTGTGAGTGCAAGATGGGCTAAGAGTGACGGATTTACTGATGTAACCAATCTAACGGGTCTGTTTAAGACAAACAGTGACCTAAGAAAAGAAGTAGAAATGAAGGTGAAATAGGTGACAAAACTATCATTAAATGAACAGGCACAAGAGATTATTCGTATTGCCGAAGAAAGTGGTGTCCAATCTAATTTTTTCTTCATTACGACATTCAAGCGTTATCAGGTACAGTTGAATATCTTAACAGAGCTTGAAAAGACGATAAAAGCAGAAGGCGCATTGGTAACAAAAGAATACGTCAAGAACAGGAAGAATTTGTATACAAATCCTGCAATAAGTGACTACAACAGGACAACAGACAGCGCAAACAAAACAGTTGCAACATTGATGCGTATTTTGCGTAACTTTGGCGTTGACGATGCAGGAGAACAGGATGCAGACCCGCTTATGAAGATCATTAATGGCGGTGACGATGATGGCAGCGACGAGCAGTAAGGCTTACGAATGTTGCAAAAGTTCAGTCAGAAAGAAAGACACTCCGAGATACGTCAAAAAGCAGATGCGAGACTGGATGAGGATCGTAGAAGGAAAAGATTCAAAGTACTTCGTATCTGAAAAAAAGGTAAAGCAGATTGAAAACATTCTGAAACTGCTTAACATGCCGAAAGGATTGAAAGCAGGACAGTCGATGTATAAGTGTGCCACTGGCTATCAATGGCTATTTTATACAGCCATGTTATGTACTGTATATCGTGACAAGCCGAAAAAGCGCAGATATGAGACTGGACTTCTGGAAATATGCAGAAAGAATTTCAAGACGTACACGGTCGCCACAATCTTTATTATCTTGTTTTTGACAGAACCTCGGTTCTCAAAGTTCTTTTCAGTTGCTCCAGATGGTGCATTGTCGAGAGAGATAAAAGAAGCAATCTCAGATACAATCAAAAGCAGTCCGCTGTTATATGAGTACAAAGGAACGAAGCGTTTTAAGCTGTTAAGGGATTACATTAAGTTCAAGCCGAATGAAAACACATTGATTCCGTTAGCATACAGTAACAACCGTATGGATGGACGTATGCCGAATGCATTCATTGCAGATGAGGTTGGAGCATTGCCAAACGGTTATCCTGTCGAAGCGATGAGATCAGGGCAGTTGAACGTTGTAAACAAATTAGGTTTTATCATCAGCACAAAATATCCGACAATCGACAATCCTTTCGAGGACGAGGTTGCGTATGCCAAGAAGGTTCTGGACGGTATCGAGAAAGACGATACTGTTTTTGCGCTTTTATATGAACCTGACAAAACTTCCGATTGGGAAACAGACGATCTTATTTTGAAGCAGGCTAATCCGGCGGCGCTTGAAATCCCTGAAATTTGGGATGATCTTGTAAAGAAAAGAGCCAGAGCCATTGCCATTGAGAACGAGCGCGAAAACTTTGTTACAAAGCACTGCAATATCATTTATCAAGGGCAAGGAACTGAAACATTTATTGACGTTAAGGATGTTCAAGCATGCAAGGTTGCGAATATTGATTGGAACGGCAGAGTCGTATATTTAGGCGTTGACCTTTCAGAATCGAACGATAATACATCTGTTGCCATGGTTTCTGTAGATGATGATGATAACATTCTTGCAGAAAGTTTTGCGTTCATTCCAGCAGACAGGATCACGGAAAAGACAATATCAGAACGCGTGAACTATCAGGAATTGCTGAAGAGCGGGAAGGTGTTTGCATGTGGTGACAGAGTTATCTCATATGCGTTTGTTGAGCAATTAATCTTGAGCGTTGAGAGCCATTATAACGTGCAAATTCAGGCTATTGGCTATGATAGGTGGAATGCATTAAGCACAGCGCAGAAATTGGCTAATGAGGGCTATAACACGGTTCAAATCAAGCAGTATTCAAGCGTGCTACATTCTCCGACAAAGAGGATGAAAGAAGCAATACTTAAGCAGAAATTCAAATACACAGAAAACAAGCTTCTTGAAATCAATTTTCAAAATGCAAAATGTGCATATGATACTAACAAAAACATGTACGTTAGCAAGAAAAAGAGCAATGGAAAAGTTGATATGGTGGTATCACTTATCAATGCAATTTACCTTCTTGAGCAGGATTATTTCTTGAATGAAGGTGACTTCACATTCCAGATGATTTAATTGATAAAAACGTACATTTATGCTATATTATTTGCGTAAAAATGTTTCAAATAGAAAATACTATAAAAGGGTGGTAACGAGAGTGGCACTATTCAAAAAAATATTTAAGAATAAAATAAATCTTAACGATCAAAGTGTTCAGCTTGACGATGTGCTGTTATCGGCATTGCTCAATAATGAGACAATCACGAGGGAAAAGGCACTCACGCTTCCTGCCGTATCAGGCGCTGTTGATTTTATCAGTGGGTCGATTGCTGCAATGCCTGTTAAACTTTACAAGTACAAGAAAGGCAAAGTTGAGGAAGTGCAGAATGACAGCCGTGTACGAATGTTGAACGGTGACACAGGAAACACGCTTGACGGGTTTCAGACAAAAAAGGCCATGGTCGAGGATTATTTACTCGGCAAAGGTGGATATTGTTACATCCAGATAGACAGACAGAACAACGTAACAGCACTGAAATATATTCCAGATATAAATGTCACTGTGTGGTCAAATTCCGACCCGATGAATCGCTTCGTACAGTTCTATGTTGGCACGGATAAAATCTATCCGTGGAACATGGTAAAACTCTTGAGAAATACCAAAGACGGAGCAAGCGGAAAGGGATTGACGGAAGAAATTTCAAAAGCACTTGAAACGGCATACAGTACGTTGGTGTATCAGCTTGGACTGGTTCAGACAGGTGGTAATAAAAAAGGATTCTTACAAGCCGAAAGACGTTTAGGACAGGAAGAAATCGACAAGCTGAAAGAAGCATGGAAAAGGTTATATGCCAACAACACCGAGTCCGTCATGGTCTTGAATAACGGCATCAAGTTTCAGGAGTCGTCAAACAGTTCTGTTGAAATGCAGTTGAATGAGTCGAAGAAAACATTACAGGATGAAATCAATGGAGTTTTCCACATTCATAGTGATTTCAATCTGACATTTAAGGAAGCGATATATCCGATTATTAAAGCATTTGAGACAGCGCTAAACAGCACGTTGCTGTTAGAAAAAGAAAAGAAAAACTTCTTCTTTGAATTTGATACGAAAGAAATTGTGAAGGCAAGCATCAAAGAGAGATTCGATGCTTACAAGGTTGCAAAAGATACAGGACTTATGACGATAAACGAATTGCGCCGTATGGAAAATCTCAATTACATTGAGGGTATGGACGTGATCAATGTTGGACTTGGAGCAGTTCTGTATGATATTGAAACCGGAACGTATTACACTCCAAACACCGGACAGGTGACAGGTGGAAATGAAGAAGAAGAAACGGCTGAGAAAGTTGAAGAAACTGAACAGGGGGCAGATGATGAATTACAAGTACTTGAAGAATCTGACGAAAACAAGCGCTGATTTTTATGTTTATGGCGATATTGTTGATGAGAACACGAAGGACTGGTGGACTGGTGAGAAATCAGAAACAGCAGTTGACACAAACGCATTTAAGGCAGAGATTGACAGCTTGAACGGTGTGACAGATTTTAATATCTACATCAACTCAGGCGGTGGCTCAGTGTTTGCAAGTTCCGCAATGGTCAGCATGTTGAAAAGATTCAGACAGAATAGCGGAGCAAAGATTCATGCGTACATTGATGGATTGTGTGCAAGTGCCGCTACATATCTTGCCATGGTTGCAGACGATATTAACATTTACAAAAATTCTGTGCTGATGATTCACAAGCCAATGACGTTTGCATATGGAAATGCTAACGAGCTACAACATGACATTGACACACTCAATCTGATTGAAAGCGGAACGATGTTGCCAATGTATGAAGCAAAGGCAAAAGAAGGAATCACAGCAGAAAAAATCGCAGAGCTGGTGAACAACGAAACGTGGTTCAGCGGTAATGCAGATGATGATATGTACATCGGGAATTATTTCAATGTGAATGCACTTGAAACAGTGAAGGATGTACAGGCATGTGCAACAGACTTGTTTAGAAATTATAAGCATGTGCCAGATACACTAAAAAGACCAAAACAGACTAAAAAGTCTGTCGAGGATCGTGTGCTTGATTATTCGGCATACGAGAATATTATTAGTTCATTAAAGAATGACGGAGGGGCAAAAAAATGAACGTAAAAGAACTCATCGAAAATCGAAATTCAAAAGTCGCTCAGATGGAGAGCTTGTTGACAACTGCAAAGGCAGAAAACAGATTACCATCTGAAGATGAAAAGAATCAGTTTGCAGACCTTGAAAAGGAAGTCAAGGACATTGATGCAACTGTTGCTATGTATGACCATATGGCAGGCATGAGCATGAAGGAAGTTCCTGCACCACATGTTGAAATGACAAATGCTGAAAAAGATCGCAAAACATTCGAGAATGCAATTCGTGGTATTGTGAATACTGACACACCGACAATGCCTGCCGATGCAAAAACACTTATTCCGACAACTGTTTGGAATGAAATCATTTCTCAAGTTATCGAAATCTCACCTGTGTTCTCTATGGCAGACCGCTATAACATCACGGGCAAGCTAGTATTACCAAAGTATGACGCACAGAACAGTTCTATCGTGATGCAGTATGCGGATGAGGGAACAACAGCAGAGTCTGGAAAGGTTGTTATCAGCCAGATTGAACTTAACGGATTCCTTGCACGTTGCTTAGCAAAAATCTCAAAGAGCTTGATTAACAACTCAAACTTTGACATCGTCGGCTTTGTCGAAGCAAAAATGGCACAGGCAATCGCATTGTATTTCGAACATGAGATTTTGTTCGGTACAGAAGGTAAGGTTGATGGTTTGAAGGGCATTACATCAGATATGACTGTTACAACTGCCGCAGCCACAAAGATTACATCTGACGAGTTGATGGATTTACAAGACAAGGTGATTGACAACTATCAGGGTAATTCTATTTGGATTATGAACCGTGAAACTCGAAATGCAATCAGAAAGTTAAAAGATAATGAAGGCGATTATTTATTAAATCGTGACTTTACAGCAAAGTGGGGATATACACTTCTAGGCAAGGATGTTTATTGCTCTGATGCGATGGACAAGATGCTTGCAGGAAAAACAACCATTTATTACGGTGACTTCTCTGGTTTAGCTGTGAAGGTTTCAGAAAATGCTAACATGCAGGTATTACAAGAACGATATGCAGAAGAACATTTACTTGGAATTCTAGCTTTCGTTGAGTGGGATGCAAAGGTTGCCGATACGCAAAAACTTGCAAAACTTGTGATGGCAGCAGGTAAATAAGAAGGGGTGAAACAATATGGAAGTAAGCAAAGTCAGTGATATTACAGTGGATAGCGTCGCAGATTATTTGAGACTGGACGAAGTAACAGACAGTGATAAAAATACATTGGCCACGCTTATTTCTATTGCAACCTCATTTATCAAAAGTTATACAGGACTTGACGATGATGGCGTTGACAAATATCCTGAATTTGTGATTGTGGTGCTTATTCTTTGTCAGGACATGTGGGACAACCGGACGATGTACGTTGACAGTAAGGATTTGAACAATACTGTTCAGAGCATTCTTGCGATGCATAGCGTCAATCTGTTGTAAGGTGTGAATCATGTTAAATGCAGGGAAGTATTCAAAGCGTATCACAATTTATAAAACTGTGATTGTGACAGACGAGGATGGCTTTCAGACAGAACAGAAACAGGTGATTCTTACACCATATGCATATGTGAGAACGACAAAAGGCTTTACGCTGATTGCGAACAATTCTGATTTTGAGAAAGCATACACCAACTTCACTATTAGGTATCCGAAAACAGAGATCACAAGAGATATGCTGATTGAATTTCACGGCAAAACATATACGATTGAGTATCTGAACAACGTGGACGAAAACAGTGTAGAATTGGAAATTCAGGCAAAGGAAGTGACACACTGATGGCAAAACTTGTTATTGATATTGATGATAGCGTATTGAAAGATATATCTTACATCGACAAGCAGTTTGATCACATCTTTGGTGGCATGACCAAAGCAGGGGCAGAGGTCGTATACAAGAACGTTATTTCAGCACTTCCAGAGTCGCTGAGAAGTTCAGGCTTTAGCAGTCATGTGAAACTGTCGAAAGTTTATAAAACGCCGTCAGATGATGGTATCAACACAAAAGTCATGATTACTGGATATTTCATCAACAAAGATGGAAGGAAGACTCCTGCACCACTTGTTGCTAACATGTTCGAATATGGTAGTGACAAAAGGAAATATCCAAAGCATCCTTTTTTCCGAAAGTCTTTCAAAAAATCACAAATCATGAAAGCGATGGAAGAAGCGCAGAAGAGTTTAAGCGGGGGGCTTTTAGATGAATAACCTCATCGAAAAAACATTGAGTGACTTCACGGTAAACGGCAAAAAAATTCCAGTCAAGTTCTTGCGGTATAATGGCAACGAAGAAACGTACATCACGTATATGGAAACAGATGCAGAGAGTACGTTACACGGTGATGACGAATTGCTAAATTATATCGAGTATTATGACTTTGATATTTACACAAAAGGCAATTACAAGCCGATTATCAAGGCGCTAAAGGGATTGCTTACAGCTGTCGGGTTTATGTGGGAACCGGACAGATCGTCCGAAGATATGTACGAGGACGATACAAAGTATTATCACAAAACATTATGTTTCTCAATTGAAAGGAGCGAATAATGGCTAAAATCGGGTTAAATAACTTCCGATATTCAAAACTTACGGAATCGGAAGATGGCAAAGCCACTTATGATGGCGCGAAAAAGCCAGCCAAGGCTATTTCATGCAAAGTGGATATCAGCAACAATGATGCGTCTTTGTATGCAGATGATGCATTGGCTGAGAGCGATACATCTTTTCAGAAGGGGTCTGTTACAGCAGGAATCGACAACGAAGATGTGCAGGTCATGGCAGACCTTCTTGGACATGAGGTATCAGAAAGTGGGAAAGGGCTTGTCAGAAATTCAAACGATGTTGCGCCGTATGTAGGTTTCGGAAGAATTGTCACAAAGATGGTGAACGGAGCTTACAAGTACACGGTAGAGTTCCTGTGCAAGGTTAAGTTCTCAGAACCGTCACAGGATGATGCTACAAAAGGCGAAAGCGTATCATTCAGTACAACTGAGCTTGTAGGAACTGTTGCAACATTGGCTGATGGCACATGGTCAAAGACAGACACGTTTGATACAAAGACTGAAGCTGTCACATATCTTGAAGGACTGATGGCAAAAACTTCAGTTTAAAAGAATATTAAAGGCAGGGTTCGTCCCTGTCTTATTTTATTAGGAGGCAAACATGAAGGAAATCTCAAAAGAATTTGAATATAAAGGGAAGACATACGGGCTTGTATTTAATCTGAACGTTATGGCAGTTATTCAGGACAAATACGGCACACTTGATGCGTGGGGCAAACTCACAGATAGTAAAGATGAAGAGCCAAATGCAAAGGCAATCATTTTCGGAATTTGGGCGATGATCAATGAGTATATTGATATTCAGAACGAGGAAAAAGGCACAAGTGAAAAGCCACTGACACTGAAGCAGACAGGAAGAATGATAACTGACATTGGGCTTTCTGAAGCCACGAAGAAGGTAAACGAAACTGTTGTTGAAAGCACTAAAAGTTCCGAAAAAAACGCATAATTCCCGATGAAGTGGATGAACCAGAGCCAATAGACTTTACATGGTTCTACTTTATCGGGCGTAACAAACTTGGTTTTACATTTCATGAAGTTGGAAGATTGACACTGACAACTTTCAACCTGTATTACAAGCATTACAAGAGCGATTTTGATTTTGAACTGATGCTTGAAAAGACAGGAACAACATATGCGAAGGCATATGAAAAATCACAGCATGAGGACGACTGGTTCTAGGAAGGGGGTTGCATATGGCATTAGGTGGTACCATTAAGCTGAAAGGCGAGAGCGAATACAGGAGAGCGTTAAGTCAAATCACACAGAGCTTGCGTGAAGTATCTTCTGAAATGAAGGTTGTTACGAGTACATATGACAAGAACGACACAAGCACCGAAGCATTGACAGCCAAGAGTGACGTGCTGAACAAGCGCCTTGAAGAGCAGAAATCGAAGCTGAAGTTAGTTTCTGACCAGTACAAGCAATATCAGGATGCTGTTAAACAGTCAGCAGATGAGCATGCGCAACTCGGTGAAAAGCTTGAAAGTGAAAAAGGAAAACTTGCAAGTATTGAAGCTCAGGTTGGAAAGAACAGTCAAGAGTACAAAGAGCAAGAGAAAGTTGTTAACGAATTGCAGAAGCAATATGACGAAAGCACCGCAGCACAGGACAAGAACAAGAAATCATTGTCACAGCTTGCAGTGCAGATGAACAATGCTCAAGCGGATGTTAACAAGACAGCGAAAGAGATTGACAACCTCGGCAAAGAGTCTGACGACAGTTCAAAACAGGTAAAGAATCTGTCTAATAATATGAATGATGCCGATGATGCATCAAAAAAGCTTGGTGATGGGTTCACTGTTCTTAAGGGTACGATGGCTAATCTTGCATCACAGGCAATCAGCAAGATTGTTGATGGATTCAAGCAGCTTGTAGGCGGTGCGGTGGACTATCAGAAGTCTATGGAGTATTACACGACATCGTTTACGGTCATGACAGGCTCAGCCGATAAAGCAAGGGAAACAGTCAAAAAGCTTGCTGATATTGGTGCGACAACTCCGTTTGATATGCCACAGTTGGCAGATGCAACATCTTTGCTGATGAACTTTGGTTTTAGTGCTGATGATGCTGTCGATAGTATGATGATGCTTGGTGATATTTCACAGGGAAATGCGGACAAGCTGAACTCTATTGCGAGAGCATACGGGAAAATGAACTCTGCACAAAAAGTCACGCTTGAAGACATCAACATGATGATTGATGCAGGATTCAACCCGTTACAGGAAATCTCAGAAAAGACTGGAGAAAGCATGCAAAGCCTTTATGACAGAATTTCAAAAGGTAAAATGTCAGTCGATGAGATCACAGAGTCAATGAAGCGGTCAACATCTGAAGGTGGAAAATACTTTCAGTCAATGGATGCACAATCTCAAACTTTGGATGGAAGACTTTCTACATTGAGTGATACGATAAATTCAAAGCTTGGCGAAGCATTACAGCCAATTTTACAAAAGGCCGCTGATGAGTGGATTCCAAACGTAACAAATGCAATCGACAATATGGATGTTGATTCTGTCGTATCTGTCATTGATGATATTGTTTCTGGCGTTGGTGATTTATTCGGATTCATCATGGACAATGGCGGTACGATCATTTCACTTGTTGCTGGCATTGGTACCGCTATGTTAACGTGGAACGTTGCAAGCATGATTAACGGTGTGGTAGGGGCTGTTAAAGCATTTCAGGCGGCTAATGAAGGTGCATCTATTGCACAGGCATTGCTTAATGGTGTAATGAATGCCAATCCGATTATGCTCGTTGTAACGTTGCTTGCAGGACTAATAGCAACAATTATCACATTGTGGAACACAAACGAGGGATTCCGAAATGCTGTTATAAATGTGTGGAATGCATTCAAGGACACGGTTGGAAATGCAATTACATCGGTTGGTGGATTTATAGACAACCTAATATCGTGGTTTCAGGCCCTTCCTGGACGTATTGGTGCATTCCTTAGTAATGTTATAAGCAACGTACAGAATTGGGCTTCTAACATGGTTTCTAGGGCTTCCGCAGCAGGTTCTAACTTTGTCAATGGTGTTGTGTCATTTATCAGTGGACTTCCATCTGCTGTATGGAATTGGCTGTCAAGTGCATTGACTAATGCATGGAACTTTGCGGGGCAGTTGGCACAAGCAGGTGCAAATGCCGCATCAGGGCTTGTAAATAACATTATCGGGACAATTAGCAGCCTTCCTGGTCAGCTATATAACTGGGGTGTCGATATGATTAGTGGTATTGCAAACGGCATCAGGAGTGCGATTCATAAAGTCACAAGTGCAGTCAGCGATGTTGCAGGAAAAATCAAGTCGTTCCTTCATTTCTCAAGACCTGACGAAGGGCCATTGGCTGAATACGAGAGTTGGATGCCTGACATGGTGGAAGGTTTGAGCGATTCCTTGAGAAAGGCAAGTCCAGAGTTGATAAATCAGACTGAAGCATTGGCGAGTGGAATGTCTGACGCATTCAATGTGAACGGTGGTATTTCGACAAGCGGTGGAAACTATAGAAACATGGTTGATGCTTTCAAGGATGCTTTATCGCAGGTCAAAATCGAGATGGATGACGAAGAAATGGGCCATTTCGTTGATAAAACTGTTACAAAGTTGATATACAATTAAGGCGGTGAAAATATGAGAAATTACGTTATTCAAAACGGAAAAGACAGCCGATATTTAAAAGGATTGCTGATTCAGGAATTGCCACCGATTACAAAGCCATTAATGCGTACAAGCATTGAGCAGATAGACGGGCGAGACGGTGATGTGATCACAAGACTTGGATATTCGGCGTACAACAAAAAAATGAAAATCGGTCTGTTTGGTGACTATGACATTGATGATATTATTCCGTTTTTCAATTCAAGCGGAACGGTAATATTTTCAAATGAACCAGAAAAATACTACGTGTATGATATTCTGGATGCGATTGATTATGAACGCCTTATGAGGTTCAGAACGGCTGAGATCACGTATCATGTACAGCCATTCAAATACAGCAGTATTGAAAAAATGAAGGTGTTCAGCAATCCGACAAGTGCTATTACGGTAAGAAACAACGGCAATTATGTATCAAAGCCAGTTATTCACATTGAAGGTTCTGGGATTATCAATCTGTCATTGAATGGCGTGCAGCTATTCAAGATTGACTTGAGCACGATAAATTCCATCACGATAGACACGGGAAGGTTTGAAGCGTACAATGATGATGTATTGATGAACCGATACGTTGTCGGTGATTATGACAAATTTGTTCTTAAAGTTGGGCCTAATTCCGTGTCATGGGATGGACAGCTTACTTATATTGCGTTTGAAAAACAGTCGAGGTGGATTTAATGGAAAAGACGAATCTTGAAATGATCAAAGGTGACACACTGTCATTTGCGGTTGAGATTGAGTTCGATGACAAACCGCAGGAGCTTGAAAAGGCGTTCTTCACGTGCAAAAATAATCTTGATGATGACGATGTCGTATTCCAGAAAACACTTGGAAAAGGCATCACATTTAGTAAACAGGAGCGCAACAAGATGTATTATGTTGTGAGAATTGCGCCTGAAGATACAAAGGATATTGAATCAGGACATTATTTTTATGACATGCAAATTGAACTTAACAGCGATGTGTTCACTATCCTGACAGGTGCATTGAAAGTACGACACGGAATCACATAATAGGGGGTGCATAAAATGGGCGAATACATTACAAAACCTATATGTAAGGTCTTCATGCTGAAAGGTCAGGAAGGACAGAGCATCAAGAAAATTATAAAAACTAGCACAAGTGGGCTTGTAGACACTTACACAATCACACTGACAGACGGTACAACGTCAACATTTTCTGTCACAAATGGAAAAGCAATCTCAGGTATTAGCAAGACAGGAACAAGCGGACTTGCAGACACTTATACAATCCGGTTTAATGATGGTACAACGTCAACATTTTCTGTCACAAACGGAAAAGGAATCTCAAGTATCGAAAAAACTAGCACAAGTGGGCTTGCAGACACTTACACAATCCGGTTTAATGATGGTACAACGTCAACTTTCACAGTGAAAAATGGTGCAAAGGGAGACAAAGGCGACGGCATTCCTTCTGGAGGAATTGCAGGACAGGTTTTGAAAAAGAAAAGCAACACCGATTACGAATACGAGTGGGATGATATTACTCCAATCTCATCTATTTTAAATGATGATATTGATTCTATTACGAAAGATTAGGTGATAACATGGAACATATTACGATGCCAAGAGGGGACTTGAGAAATGTTCATTTTACCGTTCATGATGCAAACGATGCAGAGGTAAGCAAAGGATTCACTCAAATTACTTTTACGGTAAAAGAAAATACGTCATCGAGAAAAGTTATCATCCAGAAAAAGCTGACTGATGGAACGATAACTAAAGACGGAAATGTATATTCATTCTCAATTATGCCGGAAGATACAGACTACATTGATTTTGGTACTTATTATTATGATATTGAGCTTATAAGAGGCGACCAAATACATCAGACGTTTATAGGTAAGCTGATTATCACGGAAGAAGTCACATTTGCATGTGATACCGAAAAAGGAGTGTAAAGCATGGATGATTACAAAATTATCATGCTTGCTGATGACGATCGTTTAACTGTAAAAATGGATAGCGTTTCAGTTGTTGGGACAGACGATTATAACTTACTAACAAATATCCCTAAAATCAACAATGTTGATGTAAAGGGAAACAAAGCACTTGAGGATTATGACATTGAGAGCGCAAGCAAAGCAAAAAAAGAATATGCAGCATTGAACAGCAAAATTGATAAACATGAAAGCAACAGCGATATACATGTTACACTAACAGACAAGTTGAAATGGAACAGCGGTACAACGTATACTGTTAGCGAAGGAAATCTGATTATAGGAGGTTAAATATGGCAGATATTTCAGAAATCACATTGCCTAGCGGAGCAACCTACGACATCAAAGATGCAACAGCAAGGCATGACATTAGCATTCTAAAGGGTTCTGCAACAGGTGCTATGCATTATGCAGGAGTTACATCAACGGCACTTGTGGATGGCTCTAGCACATCACCAATCAAAATCAATAATGCAGATTACACGCCATCAAACGGTGACGTTGTAATTTACAATTCGCTTGAACTTGTGTGGTCTACATCAGATAGTAAATGGCACGAGTTTGGTAGCACAGGCAGTCTTAAGGCACTGGCATTCAAAGATTCTGCGAGTGCATCATATACACCGAAAGGTTCAGTTTCCGCACCGACTGTTTCGGTTGCTTTAAATACAGCGAGTGTTACGCCTATCAGTGGTGTAGGCACATTGCCAAGTTTCACTGCATCGGTTGCAAATGAGGTTCTAACACTTGGATTTTCAGCAGGTTCTTTGCCAACAAAAGGAACAGCGGTAACGGTTGCCACAGGTGTTAAGTCTGCTAGTGCATCCGCACCAGCGTTTACAGGCTATGCTTCAACAATTACAGTGAAATAAGGGGGTTGTTTGAATGGCTGATATATCAACTATAAAACTACCGAGTGGCACAACATACGCGGTCAAGGATTCTACAGCCAGAAACCATATAAGCAATAAAAGTAATCCGCATGGAGTCAATAAATCACAAGTAGGTCTAGGAAGCGTTGCAAACTATGATCAGTCAAAGGCGATTAAAAGCATTTCAAGGTCAGGAACGACATTTACGGCAACGGCACTAGACGGAACAACATTTACGTTCACTCAACAGGATAACAATACAACATATGGAGTCGCGACACAGAAGGCAAATGGATTGATGTCTTCAACTGATAAAACTAAATTAGATAGTCTGAGCGCAACAAGTGTCTCGGCAATTACCAATTCAGAAATCGATTCGATAGTCGCTAGCTAAAGGAGGAAAAAATGGCTGAATATTTAGATAAAACAGGACTTAAATACTTCTGGGGAAAGATAAAAGCTAAAATGCCTGGACCACTTCAGGCTTACCCAGTTGGAAGTGTCTACATAAGCATTAGCTCTAACTTTAATCCGAATACATCATTCGGTGGCACATGGGCAAGATTTGGACAAGGCCGAACTTTAATCGGTGAAGGTACTGGTAATGATGGCGTTATGAGTAAGAACTTTACGGCAGGTAGCACTGGTGGCGAGTATAAGCATAAATTGACTGTTGGTGAGATGCCTTCACATAATCATAGTATGAATATACCAATATCTACGGATGTACTGTTAAATGGTGGAATAGCATATCAATTAACAAATAAAAAAACAGATATGCTTCATCCTTCAGATTATATAAATACGAGCGGTGGAAATGAATCTCATAATAACTTACAACCATACATCACAGTATATTTCTGGAAACGCACAGCATAAGGAGGAAACAAAATGGAACAAATTAAAAAGCAAAATAAAAAATTAATCCTGAAAGATGGAACGAACCTAGACATTGAAGAATTTAGTACACTTGAAGACGGTGTTTCATTGACATTAATTGATATGGGATACCAAAAGACGGTAGATACCTTGACTCAAGATCAGGTGTCGGATGTTAAAATTTTGAACGAACTAGGCGAAACAGTATTTACAGCCAAAGGCTACAGCCTCGGGGACAGCATCTCAGTTAATTCTAAAGAGAATACAACTAAAGTAACTCTCGAGGTCAAAGCAACAAGGGATGCCGTGGTAGACGCAACAAAGATGATTCAGACACTACAGAATACATCTGAGCAGAACACTGCTGACATCACAGCAATCAATGAAGCCATCGCTTCACTTGCAGAAATCGTAGGAGGAACAGAAGAATGATTAAATGGTATTTAAGACAAATCCAGATGGGAAGAATGACTCTTGATAAAGTGCCACCAAGATGGCACGATGCTGTAGAAAAAGCGTTATCCCAGTTGTAGAAAAAAACAGGCGCAATGAGCGCCTTTTTAACATTAAGTATGTGAGGTTAAATATGATCAAATTATTTGGAACAACAGACACAGATTTTTCAAGCAATGGCGATGCAGTCATTCAGCCATTCAAAGCAAAAGTTCACAAGGAAGATAACGGCAAATTTTATTTGACGGTTGAAGCGGACATTTCTTATGTTGATTTTTTGACAGCAAACAGGATTATCGTTGCAGATACTCCACAAGGTGCACAGGCTTTCCGCATTAAGAATCCAGAAAAAACAAAGAGTAAGATCACGATAAAGGCTCAGCACATTTCGTATGATGCTCAAAACTATGTGATTGCTGACAGTTACGTTGTGGATAAAAATTGCAATGATGCGATGGACCATCTGAACAGTGCCACAGACAATCCTAGCCCGTTTCAGACGTATTCTGATATTGCAACGGTAGATTCATACAGATGTGTTAGAACATCGTTGTATGATGCTTTTAGCACGGTTCTGGATCGTTGGGGTGGTCACTTTGTACGTGACAATTACAAGTTCGGTATCATGAGCACTATTGGCCGTGACAATGGTGTGACTGTACGCTACAAAAAGAATCTGAAAGAAATGACATGCACGGCAAATTGGGATGATGTGGTCACAAAACTTATGCCAGTTGGAAAAGACGGCTTGCTGCTGGACGAGGTTTATCTTTACAGCAAGACACGGTATGATATTCCATTTACAAAAGTTGTATCCTTTAATCAGAATGTTGACCAAGACCTATACAAGGATGCAGAAGGACATCTTGATGAGACAGCATATAACAATGCACTTATTGAGGATTTGAGAAAGCAGGGACAGGCATACGTTGACGAGAATTGCGTGCCAAAAGTGAATTACACA